GATATCCCAGCAATATCTATAGAGGCGTTCAATTTGGAGTTCCCCGATAAAGTGAATAAACCCGATGTGTGTAATGGTCTAAGTATCATTATATGTGATGAGACCGCGTCACAACTCGCATCAAAACGAGCTGTGATGAGGTGGTTAGGGGCGTTCAAGGGTGTTGTCAGCCGCAAAAGTAGGGATATAGATGATTTAGCGAGGATGGAAAGTGTTTAAAGATTTTATAACAGTTTCAGTAAATGGACGACTATATACTGGAAATACCCAATTTTTTACCGAATGATGTATGCGCGTCCATCGTTCGGCGATTTGAAAATGATACACGAAAAGAGCATGGATACTTTTCATATCCAATTGAGGGTGAGGTCGTCCAGAGAGATAAACAAAACACGGAACTTATGATTTCAGGTCTCGAGGGGTGGACAGATATAGAGAGAATTTTCACCGATTCAGTCCAAAAGGCTTTCATGGTATACATGGATCATCTGAAGACACACTTCAATTATGATTGTAGTTGTCACGTCTATGACTGGGAACTCTCTCAAAAAACCTTTTACTTTACACCATTCCCCATACAGCGGATAGAAAAGGGGTGTAAGTATGAATGGCATCACGATGGACACTTTCATCGAGGATATTTTGTACAGGCTTTGTTCTATCTAAATACACTCGAAGAGGGTGAGGGTGGATGTACAGAGTTTAGACATGGGAGACAAGTAAGACCCGAAGCTGGGAAACTCCTCGTGTACCCATGCTCGTGGACGTATCTTCACACGGGTGGTGAGGTGTTGGGGGGTCCCAAGTATATTTGTACGTCAACTTTGGGATTTGGACAAACTTAAACATACGACGCTCCAAGTTACAAAGATGAACATTGGTATCCTCACCGCTGGTGGTGTCTGCCCGGGTGTCAACACCCTCATCCGGTCAATCACCCTTCGTGAAAAGAATCAAGGAAATAAGGTCTATGGCTTCAATGGGGGGTTCAGAGGTCTCAATGCGAATATTCAAGAATATTTTGAACATAAATATCTTGATGACGGACCGGGGACATTCTTAAAAACGTCCTATGATTACGTCGATATCGACAAGGCGGTCAATACGTTGAGAGACTATGACCGCCTGTACTGTATCTGCGGAAACGAGTCTATGAAATCTGCGAGAGACTTGGCCCTTGATGACCGCGTGCATACAAATATTATCGGAATTGCCAAGACAGTGTTTAATGATATTCACGGTTTAGAGTCCATTGGGTTTCAAACAGCGGTTCAGGAACTTGCTCGCTATATTGATTGTGCGTTCATTGAAGCGACATCTACAGATTCTATTGTGTTCCTAGAGGCCCCTGGGAGACACAATAGTAAATTGGCTATATATGCAGGTCTCGCGAGAAGTTCAAAGATTACGAGTGTTATTACCCCGGATACGACGGATGATTACCGTACGACGATTGAATATGGCTACGCAAACAATGGCTATGCGGTCGTTGTTATCTCCGAAATGTGTGACTATCAAGACCTCCTCACAAGTCTCTCTGTCAAACCCAAGGTCATTACACCTGGCTACCTGATTAGAGATGTAGAACCGTGTATCTACGACAGCATCTTGGGTGAGCGTATGATTCACGAAGCGTTTGACCACGCACAAATACACAGAGACTTCATCAAGGGTGCGACGAGTATTCTTCCGTTCAAGGATTATCTCCGTATAGTGTAGGTTGAATGTTTCAAGCACTGTACAGTGATCCCAAGTTTGTGGGCGCTCAAACATCACCACCAGACCAAGTTATGGTTATTACAGAGGACGGCATTGAATATTACAAGTCCAATGTTATATTTAGATCTACAGCCACAATTGATAAACTATCAAAAGAAGTTAAAGGTACGGTACGTGGTAAAGAAAAGATAACCCAACTCTTTGTGGTTCCAACGACAAGACAGAAGGGTCGTTTTACAGTTACAGAGTATGAACTGTAAGCTCCTATAGCTCAGTTGGTTAGAGCGTGGTGCTTATACAATGTATATCTGAGTAGTGTTACAACTACAGAAGCAGACGCCAAGGTCACGGGTTCGACCCCCGTTTGGAGCAGATTACCTTTTAGATATGTGTCCCATATGTAAAAGATAAATCATAGAGTATAATAGGTATGAGGTACGGCTCGCTCGCACGCAAAAACTTCAAGGTTCGTTGGGGTCTCCATGGGAAGGGTCTCGTTGAGGATCATCACGTAATACCAAGGCGGTACAGGGAACATCCAATCGTCAAGAAGTCGGCGTATGATGTGAATGCGAGTAAAAATCTCGTGATGATGCCCACCCGTCTCGGTAAAATGGTGTTCAATGTGAGAGAGGACCGCCTCTTTCACGAAGGAAATCACCCCGCGTACAGCGCATATGTAGGACACATGTTGGATGTCATGGATTCTACATATGATTTTGAACTCTTCGTGGAGTTTCTTAAGAGGGGGTGTCGTCGGAACGCACACCACATCCCTTGGATTTAGTAACCTCTTTTAAGATCGTGTGGTCTAGCATCCGGAAACTGTCTCGAGAAGAAGTTCTTTCTACTATGGTCACTGTGACCGATTAAACTTTTGTGTGTTCGGTCAATGAACATGTATTCTCTCATGTCTTTATAGTATACTCTCGCACCTTGAGCTATAAGGTCTTCGTGTTTCATATCAACGTGATTATCCATGGGAAAGAAATACTTTGTATAAGATTTCATATTATCGACGTGTATGAGATAGCATTTTGTACTCGATATCCACTTCACCTTTTCTAAATTACCCTCCATTTTATCTGGAAGTCTGGACAGACAATGGAAAAAGCACATTTCAAAATCGTCACCTTTTTGCTTAATTACTTTATCTATTTCATCATATAAAACATTTGATTTAATGATGACATTGTCTTCAAAGATGACTGCATATTTGATCCCCTGTCTTACACATCGTTTATAAAAGTCCATATGTCCCATAAAACACCCAATAGCACCCAAGTTGAAATACGTCATATCTGGACGTTTTATTGTTTTATCGTAATGCATTTCCAACGCCATTTCAAAATATTCGGGGTCTACGTATTCTTCGTATTTCTTGGCTTCATCCACCTTCCGTGTATCTGGACCATAGATAATTTCAATTGGGATGTGGGGATTGTGACTTCTTTTGAATCTTTCTTGGCGACCCTTTTCACTTGGAATCGTTAACAAGAATGCCTTGTAGCTGTAACGATTACTACTTGGTGCTTTCATTAGTATATAAACCACGAGGGTAAGTAGTACAACGAATGCAATCATACCTACTTAAACATTAGAAAATAGTATAGGATAAGTATGAATCTCATAGATATTTCTGGGCTGGTGAGTTCCATTTTAATATGTCTCATGTTTGTACCGGAGGTTGCCCATGTGTATAAACACAAAGACGCAAAAGCCATCAGTTACCCATTTTTACACCTAAACCTACTTGCGAGTGTACTGGCTCTCATTTACGCCATAGATTACAAGGTTATTCCAATGATAATTACAAATGTATCAGCTGGAATATTTTCATTGATACTTTACAGATTTAAATACGTAAACGAGCTTAAAGGGGAAACGTGTACTATTGATGAAGTGGGGGTGTAAACTCCTCTTCAACTAAAGCTTTTATGGTGTAGTGGTAACACTGTGGACTTTGAATCCACCACCCTAGGTTCGATCCCTAGTAGAAGCTTTAGCCGACCTTAGCTCAGTTGGAAGAGCAGCTGACTGTAGTATCTTACGTACTAAATGAAAGTCATGCCATCAGCGGGTCATCCGTTCGATTCGGATAGGTCGGATCTTTTCTCTTGTAACTCAGTTGGTTAGAGTGTGGGACTGTTAATCCCGAAGTCGCCGGTTCGATTCCGGTCAAGAGAGTTTTAGCACCTGTGTCCAAGTGGTTTAAGGAGCCTCCTTAGTAAGGAGGAGATCGTGCGTTCGAATCGCACCAGGTGTATTCCACTATTTTTAGAATCTACCAAGATTGTAAAAATAATTTAAACTTTTCGCATATACTGGAATACGTGTTCCACCACAATAGACGCTCCCAAAACTGTGAGTACTGCGTTGTCGTACTTGAAGCCATAACCTACGAGAATGAAACCCCACAGGAAGGCCAAATAGTCTGTCATTGGTGCAGCCATATAGCTACAATTAGACTCAGTTGGGAGGGATGCTTCCATCATCTGATAATACGCATGACCCAGCACCACTGAAAGAAGGATCGCATATACGTGCTTGTTCATATAGTGTATCTTGGATATTAATTGGTGGTGCTTCAATCATTTAAAGATAAAATTGGTATAAGTATAATGATGGAAAATATCACAGTATACGATGATATACTTTCACCCAGTGATACATCAAAATATGCCGAAATGATATTTGGAACGTGTCCGTTTTTCTATGGTGAAGTTGATAACGAAAGCACTCCCCCAACTGGTATGGTTTGTGATTTTACGGATATGGGTGAACATATATACCCAGAAATTAAGACGCTATTGAATACATTGTTAAATAAAATATACGAGAAACAACCAACATTGAAAGATACACAATTGTATCGTATATACGTAAATTTATTTACGCCAAATGAAAATCCATACTTTCACATTGATGGAGAAAAGACTATAACGTGTTTATATTACCTTAATCCACAATTATCATACGATGAAGGGGGGGAAACCCAATTCATCGTCGATGAAGACATTAAAGTCGTTTGTTCTAAACCTGGGAGATTGGTTGTGTTTGATGGTGAAATACAACATCGAGCCACGAGTTTTAGACATTATCCAAGATTAACACTGGCATATAAATTTCTCATACCTCAATAATATCTCGTTGATTATTTCGCCAACCTCTCATACTAATCTCACTTGGTTCACACCAGGGGTACACGTCCTCACCAATGAAGTGTATGGCATCCATCCCAGATTCAATACATTCGTCGCATGTTTTTCCGATATCATCAATGATACACCCGATACCAAGAGCGCGACAGACGTCAACCTTTTTGATTTCATTCTCCGTAAAGCTGTTTGTGAGAATGACATCATCAAAGACACCCGGGAAGAAGCGTTCAATCCACAGTTCAGTTGTTTCACGTACCATTTCTTGGCGTCCTGTGACGATATAGATCTTATCAAATGTTTGTCTGAAGTTCTGCATAGCTGGTTGAGCGCCGAGGATTGGTTTGAGGTTGAGAAACTCCCTGGAGCGATAAAACTTGTGAAGAATTTCTTGAGATTGTTCCTCTGTGCAGTTGAATATTTCCCGGTACAGGTATTTGTATTTGGGTCGGGTGGGTAATGCGACACCCCTCCATTTAGCCATCGGTACAAGTAGGTTGACGAGGACTTCATCTACATCTACCGCAAGTTTGGTGTTCATTTACTTTCCCTGTAGATTATTCGTAGTCCCGAATCACCACACCCACTGGGAAACGTGGTACCCCCAAAGCTGTGAGGTTTTGAAAGCGAACTGTGAGCAGTTTACCGATGTACCTGTTTCTATTTGCATAATAGACCTCTCGCTGTTTAATGGTACCCTCCGGTCTCACTGTGAATTCGTGACCATTTGCGGTTTTACATACCCAAATAACAGCGTCGGCATCTCTCCCATGACCAGTATGAGCGCCAATAATTTCATACTCCTCAGTTTGGAACTCCTTAAACTTGAGGAGATAGTTACTTCTCTTACCAATTTCATAAATACTCGTAGCTTCACGAATCATAATACCCTCGTGTCCCTGATTCACAAACTTTGTGTGGAGTTTGGGAATATCAGACTTTTTTTGAACGAGGAGAGTCTCTACCGTGACCCGTTTCTGTCTCTCTGCAAATGGGAGATCTGGTTTATGTGTATTAAAGTAATCAAATACATGAAACTCCAACTTTTGGGGGTTCATCTTGAACATACTTGTAATTTCCTCAAATGTTTTACCTGGGGCGTAACATTCACCATCTAACCATTCACCATCTTTGAGATCCTTGGTCAGGTGCTCAACACCATTGACAACCTTACCAGTTCTAGAGAAGCACCCACTCTTGGATACGAGGAGACGAACACCATCTAACTTGGGTTGAACATAAAAAGGTTCTGTAATATAATGGTGTCGGTCTTCCCACTTATTCGCCAACATGGGAAGAATTTGAACACCTTTTGTTTTCTCATTGGTCCACATTGTCTTGGCCCGAGCTAAAGCCTTCTCATACCCCGTCTTGACATTAGTTCGTGACACAACAGTCTTGTCACTTCCAAGCACTCCACTTGTCTTCACAATATCGGCAGTTCCATCCCCCAAATCTTCCACGTGTATATCTGTGTACCGACGACGACCATTTTTGTCTTCTCGGATAAGGCGTTCCATTATGTGTATAATTAATTTCTCAACTTTAAATATGATACCAGTTGTAAATTATGGTAGAATGGAGCGACTTAGGCCACCAGAAACACTATCTGTGTATACAAACGCAAATACATTTGCGATAGGTTTTATTATTTTATGTATTTTAGGTCTTTACAAACGCTACGTTACTATCAGTCAATCGCGTGAGCAATCTTATACTTTAGACATTTTGATGCCGACAAATAGAGGTCTTTCTTCATCAACTTCCTAAACTTTCTTTCTGGGATTTCAGTTTTTGAGGTGTACATATTCTTGAGTGCATTCATAAACTTATCGCACGATTTCATTTCATCTTTGAGTTCTTGGTATTTACCCCAAAACTCGGTACTCAATTGGTGAATCAGAAGGTATGCATTTTCACCCATGCGACGCTCTGACCCACCCAAAAACATAAATGTAGCCGCAGAACAACATGCACCTTGGGCTATGGTAATAACCTTGACTCGGGACTTTTCAATAAGATTCTTAAGTGCTAACCCGGAAAACATGTCACCACCATCACTCATAATGTGCACACGGATTTCGGGTTCATACCCAATGAGATCAGCCTTTTGTTTTAAGAGGCGAATCTCAAGCTTTCGAAAGCTTTCCACAAACTCGAGTGTATTCTCAACTGTGATTTCACCATAGAAGTGGATTTCATTTCCAATTGTCTTTGTACACTCGGGTTCAACATCTTCGTGTTCAACAACTTTTTTCGATTGCATTTTTCAATGCTTTCTTTACTTTCGTCACGTCTCTCTGTTTTAATTTACTTCCAACTGCAAGGTGGTTAATAACGTCAAAGTCTTGTGGACTTAGGTTGTACTCCACCATTGGAAGTACATTACCCATCTCCGCATATTTCTTGAGTAGACACAGTTCATCTATGTACAACCCCGTTTTTGACTTTTTTTGTATTTCCCTGTATTTTTGGTTTCTCATTTTGTAATTCCCATATTTTGTCCAACAACTCCCAGGTCTAATTTTTTCTCTGATTAACGGAGTTCCCATACCAGTTTTGGGAATTGTCAATGCATTGAGCACAAAGTACGGCATAAGGTTCCAATCACCTGAGGAATATATATGAGAATCGTACACATCCGCATCCGAGAATGCTGATGCAATGCGATCTACATGCACACCCTTGGAGTCTAAGTAATTTTCTTGGAAAATATCCCATAGATGACCATGTTCAGAGATTGAATCATATATCTTGATGGGTTGAGCATCTGTAAGAATATCTGTAATAAACTCCTTGGGTGTTTTGAAAACATCCGTTACATCATAGCCATCCACGTATGATAAAAAGTTCCGAATATTTCCATGTGATTGAATCGCCGCATTTTCAATTTTTGGTGTTCTTTCACCAACCAAGGATATTAACTTCTCAATTGTGGGTTTCATAACGAAGATAGTTTCAAAGTTTGGAAACATACACATATTTACCGACGTAACAACGAGAGATCCCCGTGTGAGACGTTCACCATCAGCCACGCGCTCCACTATGTTTTTGAAATCGGAATCGTAATCATCGATAAATGCATGTTTTCCAGTATTCTTTATGAATGCTAGAAAATTTGATTTACTTTTAAGATGTTCTCGTTGTATTTCCACACTATTGTTTTCATTCAAAATTGATTGAAGTATATATGTCTTGCCAACACCGGAAGCCCCGCAGATAAATACATTCTTTCGCTCCCTAATGTACCTTTGTAATAGATCAATGTGTTGCGTGTGAAGTGTTGTCACAGGCTCTTCTTTTTTTTGTTCAACTATCTTAATGAAGGAATCCATTGATGATCTTACTAATCAGGCTATAGATTTAGTGCTGGAGAACGACGCACTACAAGAACGTATCGTAAAACCTTTAAAAAGGAAAATTTTACCATACGCGGCGTGTGCTATTTTAACAAATTTGGGTATGCTTATTCTGATGATATACCTTGCTCGACGTCTGGCGGTGCTTCAGAGACCACTGATGTAATCTCATCTTCGTCATCCATATCTTGGAGAATTTTAGTTTTTGCATCATATGCTTCCTTTGACTTTACAAGTTCACCAATCTTACCGATTGGCATTTTCAATTTTGGAATGGCTCGAACATCAAGGATTTCCGGTTTTGTGAATATATTATCGAGGGGGTATTCCCTATCAAATTCAACAAGAATACTTGTAGGCACAGCTGGGGATTGTTCAATGAGACGATCATACTCCGCCTTACACGAGTTCACGAAATCGAGACCGTCCGCACTTCGTTCTCTTCTTGGGAGGGCTAACATCAAACGAATGTTTCGAGATAAGAGACCATAAGAAAGCGCGGCTGTTTTATGATTCTCCATGAGTTCATTAATCTTGAGGAACTGCATGATAGTCGCGACGAGACCCGCAATGAGGTTTAAACCACCAATAACTGATGGTACCATACTTCGCATACTTTCTGGAAACTGTTCCTGGGCAAAGTTTGCCGTACCTGTGATTGTAGACAAGACAATGACAGGTAGAGTAAAACGCATTGAGAGACCCTTGTACATAATATACGCCCTGTGGTTCATATATCTGTAACACCCAGACGCTTCACCCCACTGTCTCAATATAGATTCGTGTTGTTCATTCCAACTTTGTTCACGGAGCTCCAACTCCTTTCGTTTTATCGCGGTTGTAGACATACCTCCGAAATTTTCTTCGCTCATATTAGTATAGATGAACATAATATTCTTGATTCATCTTGTGTTCCTCATCGCTACTCTCGTGGTTCCATTTACAAATGACCGTAGGAACTTGGAATTCTATTCTATACTTATCCCATTTCTGTTCTATCACTGGTCCGTGAATGATGATACATGCGCTTTAACGCAGGCTGAGATGTATGTGACTGGTCAGCAAAAGGAGGAAACGTTCATGCACCGAGTTGTCTCCCCTATATATAAGATGGAAGATAATGATGTAAATAATTTAACAAAAACTGTATTTTTCGCCCTATGGGCATTCGTCCAGTACCGTCTCGGACGTTTCGATACATTCATTGATGACTTAAAACTATTTATACCTGGTAAGTAACCTAAGTGATAACATATACTACATTAATTATAAACATGCTTGACTACATTGATCCCAGTGGACACTCCATTATCGGTAACGGATACGTGATTAAACACCACATCACCGTTATCGACATGGACGAGCAAGCGTCTAAGTTCTCCTTCTGGCTCGATATATTCAAAAACATAACTGATGACATGTACATTAATCCCTTACCTAGGAAGCACATTAAGAAGTTTTACACAAATCTCAAAACTTTGAAGGGTGATTTCATTGTTCAGCTGAACGAAAAAGAGAGTCTTCAAAGAGTTGGGCATAAAGTTCACTATATTTATTAATAAGATGAACTCATTGGTATAAAGTTTTGGAGTGTTAAGTGTACAAATACAATGAACATGTACATCGACGTAGACCAGGAGATTGCGCGTTTGGAGCAGATTCGTGAATTGAACCAACAGAAGTATGTTGAAAATATCGAAAAGTTGGATTCCAAAGTAGACAAGATTTCACGACAAATGGACCGAACACAGTCCTCCGTAAAACGCGACATCCTTATGCGTCAGATTGACTTTTATGAAAATGAGATTGAAAAAATGGATGACGCCATTGAAATTGTGATGCATGATATCGATGAAAAGATTAATAAAATCAAAAAAATCAAAACAGACAACGAGGAACGAAAGAAGAAGGAGCGTGAATCCCTCGACTATAACATTCAAAATCTCAGAGAGGCTGTGCATAGATGCAATAGCGGTGAAATTTTCAATATGTTCAATAGTGTTGTGCACGCACTTGATGTGATTAAGACTAAGCTTGAGAAGGATGCCTAAATTGGTCAAAGAAGTGTACGGATATTCTAAAGTTATGATAAATTATCATACATAACGCATCTGCAATGTCGTGCTTTCTCTCATATGGAATATCATCTTCAATATACTTGCTCGCAATAGAAACCACCCGCTCCTTGCGCTCCTCATAGTTGAGGTGTCGCATACCAAAATGTGTATGCATGCTCACAGGTGAAACAAGAACAACTTTATCTTTGAACATGTAGTGTAGAAGTATTTCGATATTTGTGAATCCTCCTGGGGGTTGTCGCTCTATAAGTATAGTATCCGCTTCCTCAAATATATGTTTGTGGTCATCTACAAATAAAGGAATGAGGTCTACAAAGTCATTTGAATAGATATATTTATAATCTTCAAGACTTACCTTTTTTAAGAATGTAACCGTAACCTTCGGACCCTTTCCACATTCGGCAAGAACGAGACCCATATTGTGGTACCCAATATCTATGGCGAGTATCTTCATGTCTTTATCTGAAAAATATTCCTTAACTAATGTAATGAAGAATAAGACAAAGACGCAACTCCTTTGGTCGGCCCTCGCTGTACTTGCGCTCCTTGTGGGATATATGTACCAAAATCCAAAAGTTGTTAAAGTACCAGTCGAAGTACCCGTACCTGTGCCCGTACCACCACGTCCAACCCAAAGACGTGAACCCGAGTTTAGAGGTCCACCAATTAAGCAGTACAAACCTGGATACATGCAACAGATGGGTATTCTTGTAGGTGCTGGTGAAGAAACGCTCCCCCTTTACGGGAAAGAAGTTCGAGGACGTCGTGACCGTTACCACTACTACACCACAACTGGTGGTGAAAACCTGTACCCAATCCCAGTGAGTCACGGTGCTCGGGACTGTATGGAGGACATTGGATGTGAAGAACTCTACGGGAATGAATCAGTCTCAGTTTTGGGTAAGACTGGTGCATACACGGTGAATATGTACAGGACGGATGACTTTTTCTAATTATTTTGGAGGTGGTGATGGTCGAGTAAACCGATCGTAAGTATCTTTAGTTAACATCACAGATGAAAAACCACTTGATACACAACACACAGCCAACATCATCATAATGGGTGGACTTTTAAATGGGAAACCTATCATGCGTTGGACGACCATAGCCGAACACATACACGAACATAATAAGGATATTAAAGTGCTCACATCTAAATCTTTGTTCTTATCAAACGCAACTGCAGGTGATTTGATTAAATCTATACCAGGTACAGATACACCAAGTGCGTCTAAACCTAAAGCTCCAAGTAGTATGGGTAATACCATTTACTATACACTAACAAAAATTATTTTTGAGCATATCATATTCCCTACCCTGAAGTCCTGTAGCCTTTGAGTATTTTGCTTTAATTCTCAAGAGTTCCAAAATCGTATCATCTTCTAAATGTTTACAAAAGTCCCTCTTCGCGGCGATATCATCCAGTTGACCCATCTCTTTACGAGCTTGGATATAGGGCCAAGTATGTCTTCGGAGTGATTCAAGTTCGAGCTCAAGTTGTATAAGCTTTGGAAGAATCACATGTCTTATGAGCTGGTTCGTGTCGTGCAGGTCTTCACGCCACTCCATCGTATATTTAAAGTGTTTGATATCTTTAATTTTGTGTGTATCTTAAAAGTTTAGGTCTACACATAGGTAATGAAGACCCTCAAAAGATTTGGGTACTGGAGTCCAGCCCCCATCCCAGAGCACAGGCGCAGATATCGCATCATTGCCGCTCAAAAAAGTGAAGACATTCACTATGAAATGAAAAAGCGAGAAATCACGTGCGCGGCTCTCGAACATATGTATTTGTCCCCGTGTTTGCGCGAACCAAAGAAAATGACGGTAAGACAAATGCGTCTCAAAATGCTTTTACACGAAGCCCTTGATGTTGCACACGCCATCTGTGCACGTGAAGATGCCGATGAATGTTTATGGGCTTGGGAAATCGTTGATGAAATTGACGATGCGGCAACCAGGGCTGGGGTGTGGTACAGATAATTTTAGTGTGTTATAGTACATGGACTACAATACACTCAAGGACAAAGTAAAAAAAATGGGTCTCAGGGTAACCAAAAACGTCAAAGGTAAACGCGTCAAGCTCACACACAAGGAACTCGAGAGAAAGGTTAGTGGTCTAACTCTCCAGAATCAAGCCAGGAATGCTACAAAGTTTATTCGTGTATGTAAAATGGTTCTTAGAGAGGCTGGACCAAATACACCAAGAGTACAACGCGTTGCCCAACCGGTGCGTATGTCACCGAGACGCGCAGCTCCCCCACCTCCACCTCCACCCCCACCAATGGGCCTAAACCCACGGGCTGCACTTTTAGCTAACCTTAAGGCTAACCTAAAGAAGCGTGGCCTCGCAAAGAATTAACACCCAAGTCACGTGATATAATTACATTTTCAAGTTAAAAAATGCGCCTCTCATTGATAATGGAACGTTAGTGACTTTTGATGATTTTAATTCCAAATCTTTTTAACATAAATCTATTGACATCCACAAAGTTTGGTTGGCTCCATAGGTACCATCGTGACCAGAAACCAGCCCCACCAATACCACTCAATTTCCAATCCTCCTTGTCGCTTCTATCGATATTACGCATCATTCTGTGTATCATTGCTGGATTACGTTCAGCCACTATACGCTTGGGAATTTGTCCACCATGTCTAAGGACATATGAGCGCATACGTGAAGGATTCTTGTGTTTGGTGTAGTCTGAATATCCACTTGCACCAAAGTCAACAGTCCTGCCGTCTTCTAAAATTGCCCTGAACTTCTTTGCAGTGTTTGGGCTACGAATAATTTTGACGCGCATACTTACAATCTACAACTACTTTAATTTCGGCAGGCACCACAGTAGCCCTCCTTCTTGGGGAACAAGAAGAGGCGTTCGTCGCCACGCTTGACGCGGTACATGTGGTCATACATGTGGAGGAGAGCAATCGCGAAGACCGCAGTCGATACGACAGCCTTGTTCATCTTACGCACAGTGAACGCATAATATGCAATCATTGCCGCGATGGTTAACTGAACAAGAGTCATCGTTGGCATACGAGCCTTGGGTATCAAAAAGCGTTCTTCCAATTGTGGGGTGTCCTTGGTAGGTTCTGGGGTGAATCGTTCCATCTTCGCGCCGTAACCTGGCATTTTTATTTTATACTGAGAAATTAATGTGGCGTGTCCTGTTGTTACCAGTCGTTCTGGTTCTTCATGATTATCTCAAATCCCCAATAGATAGATTATACTTTCAAAAGCCACTACGACCTCTCGTGGGTATGAGGAATACCCTCATCGACCTTATATACCATAAACTTGATTATGATATCTTGGATTACCCAAATCTTTGGTTTGTCAAGGCAAACTACACTAAGATTCTCTATGAATTTGAGAAGGGGGTCAGTACAGCTAAGAAGCACTACTTTCACACACTTGACCCGTGGTTCAAGACAAATGATAAGTATTACTACTATAATGTCAAGGACTTCCCAGAAATTCAAAAAATAATTGACCAGATTCCATGTGTTGATAAAGAGACTGCAAAGTTCGCCGTGATGGACGCACCTATGAGTATACCAGCACATCGAGCTGAAAGTAATATGATGTTGAGATACCATCTTACGATAAAGAGTGGTCGTGATTGTGTGTTGTACACCGAATATGAGGCACATAGACATCAATCTGGACACGAGTTTTTATTTGACCACTCGAGATTCCACCGAGTCACAAAGCGCGGATTTCAAAAACGAGTGGTTCTTATTTTGGACATCCACCGTTTCTATTAGGTGTTGACGACACACAGCTTTGTACATATCCGTACCACCCACCAATTCAAGTGCATCACTCTTGACGATTCTTTTCGTGAATGGTCCAGGTGTTCCATTGCAGCAGTCCATACAGAGGGCGGAGAGCTTCACGACATCACTCGCCATTGGAATGCAATCTAAGATTTCCCCAAACTTCTTTTGTTGATAGTCTCCATCAAGACCCGCAATAATCACCGATTTGTTAAGAAAGAGACACATCTCCACAAACTCTTTGAGGTTTGTGAAGAACTGGGCTTCGTCAATGGCTACAATTTCGGCACTGCAAAATGCCTCATTGATAATACAATGGGAAATGTGTTTAACTTTGAGACATGGAAATTGAACACCATCGTGTGTCCTTAAGACTTCCTCAGGGGAGCGAGTATCTTTTGAGGAGTTTATGACCACAATCTTCTTACCTATGACTTTGTATCTCTTAAGTCGTCTGATGAGTTCAGAAGTTTTACCAGAAAACATATTTCCCATAATAATTGTGAGACCCATCTCAACTTTCTATAAAATAATCTTTCTTTTTTATAATGGTTGATATACAGCGAGCGTATTTCAATGGGCATCGTGGTTGGATGTCGGCAACAACGGGGAGAGTTCGCTTTGGTAACACAATTTACTCAAATATTTTCGAAGCAATCAAACATCTGAGTCAAAAATAACCAGCGAAGTACATTTTTATTAAAACCACACTGGACATCAAACTTAATACAGTTCCAACTAAACAACAATTACACACATTATTTTTACAGACCTCCTCGGGTAGAAGAGCTTCTTGACGACCCCATTCCATTAATTTAATTCTACATAATAATTAAGATGCCTCTCACAGATCAGGAGATTTCCAAAAAAGTTAGGGAGTTGCGCAAAACGAGGGGTCTCATATATGCTCCCCTCAAGTACTTCAGGGGTCTCAAGACCCTCAAAAATGTGGAGACCCGCTACATAAAGATGCTCAAGAGAGACTACACCACATTTAAAACTGATAAGGGTGTAAAGACCCGCACATCCTCATATACCCAAAGATTCCGCAAGAAGTATCCCAAGGCCAAGTCCCTTCCAGAGATAGCGAAAGCTACAAAGATACCTCTAAAGACACTGGAGACTATCTACAACCGCGGTCTCGCTGCGTGGCGAACTGGGCATCGTCCAGGAGCTTCTCCACAGGCGTGGGGCTACGCGAGAGTTCATAGTTATGTAATGAAGGGGAAAACATATCACACAGCGAATGCAAATTTACACACCTAAGTCACCACAGGTTCATTATATTTATAAAGGGTAAAATGAACTCCAACTCCATTGCCACCTACATTGCCAACCTTGAAAAGGAAAACGCTGATCTCAAAAAGCGTCTTCGCAAATGCGAAGAAGAGAGAGATATGCTTGAGTACGAAAATATGTTTCATTATGTCGACTCTGACTTGTCCGATGAAGAATCTGTTGCTTCCGATGACGACTCAGACTCGGACTATTTTGTGTCGTATAACACGGAGCTGACTGATGCTCTCGATGAACTTGCGTGCGAAGAAGAAAACGAATTCAAACGGGCTGTCTACGAAAAGGCTGCCAATACCATTTATCGCCTTGACTTCAAGGTCACTCATGGAAAACAACTTGCAGATCTACCGGGTATTGGTAAGGGTATCATGAAAAAGGTGAATGAATTCCTTGAAACTGGGGAAACGTTTGATACCAACGAAAATATAGCGGAACAATTGGAAACTCTTGCGAGTAGATCACGCGACGAGTATAAGATCAAAGCTTACAAAAAAGCTGCCGACACTATTCGCACACTTCCATTTGAAGTAACCAATGGCGCCGAGATTTCGAAAGGACCTCATAAAATCCCGGGTA